TTCCAAAATAATTAGCTATACTCTCCATTATTTTTAATTGTTCTTTAGCATAACTTTTACCGGGTTTACCTTTCATATCATTTAATACATCTTTCCAAGAATCAGGAAATTCTTTCTTCCAGCCTTTAGCGTCCCATAATTTATTTGTTCGTTTTAAATTATTTTTCATTAAATAATTAACTTTACTATCTTTACCTCCAACGTATCCACCAATAGCAGTAGCTCCACCAAGTAAAGCAGTATTAGTTAGCAAACCTCTAGATTTTCTTTTAACTTTATCCTTAGATCCTAATTTACGCGCCATAATTAAAACATATTAACTTACACATACATTATATGACTTCCCGCGAACAATTAGAAAAAGAACTAGCTAACATAGAGAACAAGTTATATGAACTAGCGATACTAGATAATAAGGATGAACAGTATGAATTAGAATCACTACTAGAAGAACAAAGTTACGTTCAAGCATATCAATCTAGTTACAGTTTCCTAGCTCATAGTTGGCAGACATTCAATGGTGAAGTATTCCTACCAGCTAAACATCTACACGCAATAGCCGAACATCTAGATGCAACATTAACTGGTGAAATAAAACGACTTATAATTAACGTACCACCTAGAACTGCTAAGTCAGCATTAGTAACTAAAGCATTTCCAGCCTATTGTTGGATAAGGCAGCCTCATCTTAAATTCGCCAACGTTAGTTATGGTTATGGATTAGCAGAAGAAGGTAGTGTACATAGTCGTCAGATAATGCAATCTGATTGGTATAAGCGAGGTATGGCTACAGTATGGCGCGATATGGGTGCTACACCATGGGAGTTCAGACGCGATAAGAATATGAAGAATGACTATGAGAATAATGCTAATGGTCGTAGATTCGCCACATCATGTCCTGAAGGTATCTTCACTGGTATTGGTGCAGACACAATTATAATTGACGACCCTGTTAAAGCTAACGCTGCATATAGTAAGAATACACTTGATAAAGTTAATCAATGGGTCAGCAATACTCTGATGTCGCGTTTAAACAACCAATCAGAAGGTGTTATCATCTTGGTTCAACAAAGGGTTAGTGAAATGGATATGACTGGTTTTTTCTTACAACAAGAAGGAGTTTGGGAACATCTATGTCTCCCAATGGAATATGAAGACACTCAGAGATACTGGACTCGCATTGGTTGGACTGATTGGCGCACTAATCAGAATGAATTACTTGAACCAATTCGATTTCCGCGAGATGTGGTTGAGAGGCTCAAGAAGGACGAGGAATGGAGCTATGCTAGTCAATATCAACAACAACCAGTTCCGCTCGGTGGTGGACTTATTAGGCGTGAATGGTGGCAGAATTGGTACATACTTCCAACTCAGTTTGATGCAACTTGCATGGCATTCGATTTATCTATGAACGATAAGGAAACTAGCGATAATACGTCACTTATAGTTATGGGACGTAAGGATAACAAGTTCTACATTATTGACTTAGTGTATGGCAAAATGGATATACTTAAACAAGTAGAATCCATAATTGAGTTGTGTAATAAGTATCCGATGATAAGAACTAGGTTAATTGAACAACGTGCAAATGGAGATGCTGTAATTGCATTACTTAAACGTACCATAACTGGACTTATACCACTCATAACTAAAGGTGATAAAGAACAACGTATCCTTAGTTGTGTGCCAGAAATTAATGCAGGTAACGTATTAGTTCCAGATGAGAATGTACATAGTTGGATTAAACCACTATTACTAGAAGCTACTATGTTTCCACGTGGTAAGAATGATGATGCTATTGATAGTATGCAGATGGCACTTAATCATCTAGTTACGTCAAACATCGTTACTTATATGCCACTTCAAGTTATTACAGATAGTCCAGGTAATACAACTCGTGCTGAAATAAGAGAACATATAATGGATAGTAGTTATGGTGTTACAGTTAATGTGACTCGTAACTATATTAAAGGTTTATTTGAATAACACTATGACTATTAATCAGATATTAAAGAAAGCATATACAGATCAATCTCATATAACTCTGTTTATAGACAACATCGAATATCAGTTTGATAATGCAATAGTAACTAGATTAACTAGAACTGAGATAACATTCATGAGTCCGGCGTATCATCCTGATGGAACTTGTCTAATTGAATATACATTTGATAGAACATTAGTTATTGGAGTTGGTCGTATCGTAGCTAGATTAAATGTAGATAGTAAGTTACCACCAGATGCGTTCATGTTATAATAACGTTAGTGACCAAAAAAATAAGCACCCTCTTAATTGAAGGTGCTTTTTCTTTATGTTGCAGTAGTTAAATAACTTCGTCTATTAACCCTGTTTATCGTAACGTGCTTTACTCTTGTATTCTTTAGCTGGTCTGAAGCTAACCTTCTTATGAGCTTCAACTAACTTAGGTTCTTTAGTAAAGATAGTGCTAACTGTACGTTCCTTAACTTCAGTTGTGCTAAATGTACCAAATCCCTTAATGCTAACTGACTCAGTTAATGATGCTGCTTTAATTGCTTCAATCATAGCCATGAAAGCTACTTGTAACTTGTACTTAGGAATAGTGTCAGTGAAATTATCGTAAACTGCTCTAGAACCAACTTCTACTAAATGTTCAACGTTCATTGTAGTTATGTGTATGTAATTAACTAATAACTAAGATAACATAGATCTATGAGAAATGACAACTACTTGCATTAATTAAGTTAAGTTAGTATGATATAGTGGATGAGTAAGTTAATTAAGTAGTGTATTATGACTAAAACATTAGCAACTAAGATGGTTAACTTTAAAGTAACTGAGGAACAATATCAACAGTTAGTTAAGTTGGCTGAACTAGAGAAGAGATCAATTAGTAACTACATTAAACTAAAACTTGAATTATTGTAGTATGATGTAGAGGTAAGAAAAAATAAGGATAAGTAATATGAGCGATGTCTATTTAGATGAATATATTTACGCTACAGCACTTGCTAAAGAGCATGGTAAAGAGGTTAAACATTGGTTAGAAAACGCAGGAACTAAAAAAGCTATTAAAGCAGTCGAGTCTGAAATTTTAAAACAATGTGTAATTAAACGTCAAGGTGGTAACTTTACTAAACAAGGAACATGGATTCATAACAAATTATTACCGTACTTTCAACAATGGTTAAATGTACATAGTATTAGATATGAGTTTAAAAGAGACGAAACTGAATTTAAATTATTATTAGAATCTACATTTAAAGACCTATTAGTGTTTGAATATCAAAAGAAAGTAGATAATTATTATTTAGATTTTTATAATGAAAAATATAATCTAGTTATTGAATACGACGAAACACATCATAACAACGTAGATATTAAAGATAACGATATTAAACGTGAACAGTATTTAATTGCTAAATTGAACTGTACTATTATTAGAGTTAAACAAGGTGAAGAATTTCAAGGTATTAATCAAATTATTAAATTTATGATGGAGAACAAAATTAATGAGTAATATAGTTAAAGCCTTTGATTTTAATAACGAATCAATTTATCGCCGCACTTCAGATAACTATTGGAATGCAACTGCAATGTGCAAAGCAGGTGGTAAAAGAATAGATCACTTTTTCGAGAACAAATGGTCAAAGTCTTATATAGAACAGGTTTCCACGATCACCGGAATTAAGGGTAACGAACTTGTTCAAACAATTAAAGGTGGTAATCCTTATGAACAAGGAACTTGGGTACATGAAATAGTTGCAATACGAATAGCCCAATGGTTATCACCTGAATTTGCTGCTAAAGTTGACTTAACTCTATATCAACTAAAACAGCAGTATCAACAATCACATCAATTATTACTAGAACAAGAATCTGCTAATGTACACGGCATTCCAATTGCACCACGTAATGAAGTAGACTTAGCATTTCGCATTAAAAACTGGATTGATCTATGTACTGATGGTGGTAGATTCTACATTGAACATCCACTAATCAATACTATTAATGCAACAACTAAAACTAGAAGAGTTGACTTCGTTAAATCTAATGGACGTAATGTTATAGTATATGAGTTAAAGTTAAATAAGATAACTACAAATGACATAGCTAAAACTATAGGAGATAAAGGTTATTATCAACTATGTGCTGATAAGTTCAATCGTCCCATTAAGTTTATATTCCTATCACCGTTAGGTATAACTAATGAAGCACAGTTACTACTAGATAGGATGAATGATGTGAGTTTCCTAACTACACAACAACTATGTCAGGAGTATTATGTTAAAGGTAAGAAAAATAAGTGGCGCAGTTCTGAATGGTATTTAGATGTGCAAGTTAAAGATGATAAGTTCTCACATCTATTCACAGATGAGTTTATTAATGATGTTACAGTTAAGTTAACTAAGGTAAAGTAGAGTTATGAAACACACAGTATTAATAAGTTGTTTAAGTGGTGTTATTTATGAACAACTTAAACCAGATACATCTAACTACATTACTTATAACTACGATAACGAATCTAAGTTATGGACAATTAAATTAACTTGGTATGTAGGTAATAAGTTAATGGGTTATAGATTAGCTATAACTGACTTTGATTTAGATACGATATATCAGAACTTAATTATTGAGAAGTATACAACTGAAGTTATCGCCGCATATAATAAGTCATTCGCTACGCCAACATGAATAACATTGAATTTATTAACTACGTTAACACTAACTTTGTAGACACATATAAAGCTCATCTACAACAGTATGTTCCTTATCCTCATATAATGTTTAAAAGTATTGAACATAACGTGTTTACTAACATCCCAGTATATCCAGATCAAGTTATATCTGAGCAAGCTAAAGATGAGATATTAAACTCTGTTAATAATTAATTCAGTAACTTAATTACAACTAACTAAGGATAACTAAATTAAGTTAAACTACATATAACACTAGAAGCCGCCACTAATCGCGGCTTATTTATTATGAACATCAACAAGTACATTAAAGAACAAGATGAGTTAGTTACTGCATTTACAGATGGATTAACTAATAGTATAGGTAACTCATTATCGCGTAAACAAGATAACTTAAGTCTCATTATCAGTAATCAATTAAATAAGTTATGGAATGATAGTTGGAATCTCGGACGTACTCATGCAATAGATGAAACGCCGCCATCCCTTTTTTCTTACTCTGATAGCATTGCGGAATTTGCATCACCACTTGAGAAATTAAGAAATGAGATTGATAAAATTACTAAGGAAAAGGAAGGTTATCAATCTGAGTTAGATAGAATACGTCGTGATTATCAAGATAAAGAAGGTAATTATAGTGGTACTAAGATATTAAGATCAATTGATAAAGAAGGTACTTATAATGATGTAGATAAAGTTAGAGCTATTCAAGTTATACGTAAGCGTGAAGATGAGTTAACTGCACTTATCGCAGCTAAGGATAACTTAATTAAAGATAAACAAGATAAGTTTTTTGAATTAACTGATCCTGCTAACATAGCTAAGTTAAATGAGTTATCTAAAGATACTAAAGATGTTACACCTGAAGTATTACCTCGTGTTAATAAAGCTGAAGTTAATCAACAATTAAGTAAAGCAGTTAGAGATAGAGATGCTTGGCGTAAATCATTTGTAGATGAGAATGGTAATTTAAACTTAGCTAAGTATAGAAGAGTTAAAGGTTATGACACTTCTGATAGTGATGCTGATGTATTAAAACAAATGAAGAGAGAAGAACTTGATTTAATTAATGAAGTTAAACGACATAATCAAACACTTAATGATATTAATGATAGAAGTACATCAACTAGAACTACATCTATTAAGGAACAAGCTTTAATTGATAAACAAAAACGTAGAATTGAACGTCAATTAAAGAAACAACAGAACTTACAAACAACTAAGTTAGATGCTAATAAGATACCTGCTAACATCAGAGATTCAGTTCAAGCAATTGAATCACGTCGTCAAATTGAATCTACTAGAGGCGATGTACCATTACTTGAACAAACTGAGTTTGGTAAATCGTATTTAAATAGACGTATTAATACTATAGGTAATGATCTGAATAGTCGTTATAAAGATACGTTAAAACAAGTGATTCCAGAATATCTTGCTGATAATAAACAAGATAAAGATATTACTTATTATCGCCGCATTAGTGCAATGTTAACTAGAGAAGATGCTAAACAAATGGAGCAATACAATAAACAACTTGAGTTAATTAAAACTCGATTAGATGATATCCCAACTAAATTAACTGCAACTAAAGATATGAATGTTTATGAGAGTGTAGCATTCCTTAAACAGAAGTATGATCCTGATGTTAAGTTAACTATCACTGATAAGAAACTACTTAATGAGTTACCAGATAAAGCAGTTTATAAGATGCAGGATTTAAGAGCTTATCGTGACAAGTTACTTGAGAAAGTAAGAAAACTAAAGGATAATCAGGCTCGTACTAAACGTATTGCAATAACTGAAATGGGACACGCTTATAATCTTGGACGGCTTGATTACTACATTAAACAAGATATTAAGTTTGTTAAGTGGAACAATAGTATTGAACATAAAGAACATAAACGTGCTATGATTCCCGGCGATTATAATACTAGATATCGTAAAATATACAATAAATTATCTGAGTTAATTAATAGATCACCACAACTTGAGTCATTTAAGATGGATGGTATTGTATGTCCAATATGTCAGGAACGCGCTATCTATGATTATGGTTATGGTAAAGGAATAATTAAGATAGATGACTTGTTAAGTAATAGTCAAAGTCAACCACTACTTCACGCAAATTGCTCGTGTTTTCTTACCAGTGTAGAGGAATCTGAAACTAAAGAACCTTTTAATGTACCAATCTATATATCATCATTACTTAATAACAATGTTGTTAAATGGGCAACTGCTGGTATATTAGGAACTGCTGCTATGTATGCGGCATTTAAGAAGAGTAATGTAACTCCACTTAACATACCTGATATTATTAGAAGTAAACCAGCCGTAGTTACAACTAAAGCATTAAGTCAAGCATTACTAGATGATATTATTGATGTTCCATTAGTTCCATTACAAATACCTGAACGTGTACCAACTACAATTAACATTGATAGAGCAAATAAAGTATTAGAAGATGTAGTTAATTGGCGCACTAATACTATTGATGAGTCTATTACTAAAGCTATTGAAATAGATAATAGATATGAATTAGTTAATCCATTTATGACAGCAACTACTGAATCTTCAGTAGATGACATTACAACTAGAGTTAAACAATATAACTCTATAACTAAAGCTACTTTAACTAAAGATGATCTTAATCAATTTAAAGAAGATGTAGATAAAATTCAACATTACATTAATGAAATAGAAGATGCTAATACTAAGATTTATTCATCTATTCAATCAATGAAGTTAGCTAGAAAAGCAATTATAGATGAAGGGTTGAATAAGCTAAGTGATGAATTAATTCCACCTGGATTTACTCCAGAACAAGTTATTATTAGTAATCCTATTATCCAACGATTAGATAATCAGATAATACAATCTGAGAATACATTAAGGAATGCAATTTCATTAAAGTTAGGTGAAACTAGTCATTATTCAACACTAAAAAGAATCAGAAATGATTTATTAGATAATGAGTTATTTAAGTTGGAGTACATTAAACGTAAACGTGGTGTTCTATTAAGATTACAAGATAAATTAATTGGTAAATTTGATAAAGTTAAAAAAGTTTTTGTTGGTGGACAAGTTAATCCTAGAGTATTAGAACGTGATTTAGAAGAGTTACAGAATACTATACTTTCTAATTACATGAATGTAAGTAATGAACAATTTGAATCATATGTTAGACAATTAGATAATATTGAGTTAGCAATAGATGGACAACTTGAGTTAATTAAGAATAAGTTAGGTTTGACTAGTTTAGATGCACGTAATTACACAGGTAATGATATGGCAGTATTAACTAGCGAGTTTATTAGTGATTATAAGAATGGTTTAATGCGAAGTAAACTTAGAGCTATGGGATTAAGAAATCTATTAATAGATGTAAAATAGATATGATACCTTAATCAATAAACTTATGTACTTAATGGCAGATTTTGCACGAACTAAGAATGCTAAAGATAAGAAACAACGTAGACGTAGGATATTAATTGGCGGACTTAAAGCTATTGCAGCAGGTTCAATTGTTCCTACGTTACCTATGATGGGGGAGATGATTGAATCTAACATTAGGAAGAATTTGCCAACAACACAACGTATACGTAAGATTAATGCGAAGATAAAACGACGAAATAAAGAGTTAATAAATAAGAGAGTAATTAGAGATATTGAAGTTGCTACAACTAAGGTTTATCAAGATACGTTTAATGAATTGAGAAATGCAGGAGTTAGTGTAGATGATTCATTTATGTATGCTCAAACAGCAGCTAATGAATATAAGAATACAATGGATGTGGAAACTTTAAAACAATTAGCGAATGTAAACCCTAAAGGATTAAAGAATTATATCCCAATTAATAAAGGTAATATTGGACGAAATATAGGTATAGGTTTAATGGGAGCAATAACTGGAGCAGGTTTATTAAATGTAGTTAATAGAATAAATATTGCTCGTAAAAGAAATATAGAGAAACAACGATTACGTAAACTTAATAAAGGTAAGAAATAATATGTTTCTAATGTCAGATACCGCGAACTTCAAGCGCACTA